AAGAGTTAACGGCTGAACTAGCCGCATAAGCAGGCATACAGGCCCCAGTTGCACCCGCAGTGCCCCCCTGATCAGTGTAAGAGATCGAGACCACTGAAGCTCCTGCCCCTGTCGCTGTGCTAAGCTCCAAGCCTATGCGCACCCCCTCTCCATTAGTCGAGCCGTCATTATCCCGCGCTGGCCAAGCAACGGAATTAATGGTCTGCGCGCCGGTCGTCGTAACGACGATACCGGAATTCTGCCAAAGCCGATCGCATAAAAGATAACTTCCTGACGGATTACTCCCCGTTTGCGAAGCTATAGCACTAAACCGTGCGAGATAAGCGTTTCCAGAAACCGGATTCAAAAAAGGCATTTGCCCGGTAACAGGAGCCGAGAGAGCTGCTCCAGCCAGCCCAGAAGAAGGAACTGCTGCGCCCCCCGGACTACCGCCAACGTACCAGAGCGAAAAGGGCCGAGCAACCACAGGAGTACCCGCGCCGGACTTGGTAAAAGGCACGACAGGCTGCAAGCCCGCAATGACTCCAGCCATTGTAGTGATCGCCATATCAGCCGTGCGTGTAGATGATCTGACCAGCTAAGACACTCGGTGCGGTCGTAGCCGTAGGAAACCACAGCAGGAAAGGTACCGTGTCATTAAAAAGTTCTGGCATTCCGATTCCAAGCAAGTCCTGGCCAAACTCTACCAGGCCTGTGGTTGGAATACGCGCCAGCTCGCGATAAGCGACAAGGTGGATTACTCCTGAAGACATCGACACCGTGCTGGTGAAGGATTGAACCGACCGGACGCCAGTATCGCCCGCAGCTAAGCCGTAGTCGTAAAAGGCACCAGCGATAGAGGAAGCCGCATAAGCAATGCGCGGGGAGCCTGTCGCCCCTGCGTTGCCTGATTGATCCGTATAACTGATCGAGTGAACTGAAGCACCCGCACCAGTCGCCGTCGAAACTTCTAGCCCGATACGAACGCCTTCACCATTAGTAGAGCCATTGCTGTCGCGCGCCGGCCAAGCCACAGAGTTGATCGTCTGTGCGGTCGTGGTCGTAACACTGATGCCTGACTGATGCCACAGGCGATCGCAAATGACCAAGCAGCCAGAAACGTTGGCCCAAATGTTGGCTTTGGCCAGATACTGCGCCGCCGCACCATTAGGAAATGGAATCTGGCCTGCATACGCAGTCAGCGCCGCACCCGCCATTCCTGGTGTGGGAGCTACTGCTGGTCCAGGTCTACCCGCCGCGTAGAAGGTGGAGTAGTAGCGCCCAAGAACCTGCGTACCAGCTCCAGTTTTAGCCCATTCCTGGGGCGGCTGAAATCCTGCAATTACCCCGTCGAGAGTTGTGATAGCCATCAGCTATGCGTAATAGTGCCAGCGGTAAGCGAGTACTCCGCGCCGTTGGTGATCGTTGTGTTAGAGATAATGATATCGGTGCCCGATGTCCCGACTGTCAAGTTATTAACAATCACATCCCCCGAATTGTCCTTGATCCTAGCGACCGCCGCCACTCCACCAGCCCCGGCATTCGCCAAAATCGGCACTCCGAGCAGCGTTAGCACCGACCCTGCCACCGAGGAAGCCGGATCAGCCAGGGTAAAAGTGATCAGCAACGCTCCGAAAGCCGCTGTATGTACCTCCAGCGTTCCAGCACCCACATCCCCGTCGATCGCATCTCTGACGGCCTGCATCCGGGTGGTCTTTAACGAAGCAATATAGTCAACAGCCATAGTCTTATCCTATAGTACTCGACCCGCCGAGGGTCTCGCCTTTCGGTCCTTTTGTCAGAGTCAGCTTCCGCGGGCTGGCCATCACTTTCAGCAACTGCGTCACCATTTCTTCGAAGCGCTTGTTCTGCGCCTCCAGCTGCGTCATCATCTTATCATTGGCCAGGGTCATCTTTTGCAGCTCTGGCAGCATCTGATCTACCACCGGATTCGGCTGCTTAGCCTTCTGCACTTCACCCAGCTTCTGTTCAAGCCCGACCACCTTCGCGTCCAGGTCCTTCGAAATCAGCTTAGCGCCATCAACCATCTTCTGCTGATGCAGCCCGGCAACCTCATTCCTATGCTTATCAGTAGCATCCCGCAGCTTTGCCTGCCCATCCGCATGGAGCTGTTTCTGTGTCAAGGCGCTCGAAGCCGTGATTTCCGATTGATTCAGTTTTCCTTGCTCCAACTGAATCTTCAGGCGTTCGTTAGTTCCAGTCACCTCAGTCACAGTCTCCTGCATCTCCAGGACCTTGCGTTCCGAAGCCTCCATAGCCTTCGCAGCATCAGCCTGGACCTTCATCATCTGGGCCTTGTGCAGCTCGTCCTTCGCGCCATTGTCCTGCGGCGGTGGCGGCTGTTGCATCTGCTCCAGCGCACTTTCCACCCTACGACCGAACCTAAAGCGCCTAAACACTTCCTGCATGATAGTCTTCGAAGCTTCAAAAGGCAACACACCGCTCTCGACCAATGGCTGTAAACCCGCAGCCATTTGGCCGAAAGCGTTCATGAACTCTCCAATAGCGGCCTTGTCCTCGGTGGCTTCGAGGTCAACAGTGGAGTTGGTTTCGACATCGATCCGGTAAGTCCGCTCGAATTTGTCCTGCAGGATTCCGACTACTTCTTCCCAAGCAGGAAGGTTAGCGGCGAGGACCTCGTCCTGCGAGGGCTGCGGAGGTGGGGCAGGTTGTCCATCAGGCCCTGGGGGTCCCGGTGGTGCTGACTTCAACATTGCGATCTTTTGCTGGGCGGCTTGCTTCGTCGCCATCATGGGAAGCTCTAACTGAGTTACCTGCTTGAAGGTGAGAGGGGTGTAGAGGTTGGCAGCGAACTCGAGGGAGATACGGAAAAGAGCCAGGCAGAAGGTTTGCGTGTCCTTCTGGATGCGCTTCATCCGGAGAGTGCCCCACTGGTTCTTTATGGTCTGGGCTTTGGCGGTTTCGCCAGGGTCTGTCGCCCCCCGAATCACGTCGCCGATGCCAGTAATCTCGTAAATGGTCTGCTTGCAAGCGTCCCTGGCTATATACAGCTCGCGGAGAACTGTGACCAGTTTCTCGATCGGGAGGAGCCAGATGTGCTTGTCGAAGCCCGAACCGTCCATCAGGGAAGCGTTCTCGACTGCGACGAGCGCGTTATCCGTGTCCTCGGACAGGATTTGCTCGAGTTCAGTCATCTGGCCGTTGTAGGCCCCACGAACTCGGAGGGCGTTAACTACTCGGTCGATGCGAGTGCTGATGCGGTTTAGCTCCCGCGCCTGCTTCTCATAAAGCTTATAGATCGGAACAGGAGTCAGGTTGCCGTTCCGCTTGAAGAATTTCAGTGGTTCCGGGCAGGGGAACCTAGTCGTAAGGTCAAAGGGGTAGGTCTCTTCCAGCAGGAACTTCTTCTTGAAGTCCTCGCAAACCCACTTAATCTCTTTCGTCGTGGCAAAGTGGACCTCCCACACCAGGAGCGTGGGTTCCTTCTTCGTCGAGTCCTTGGAAGCATTAGGATCAGGCGGTTGAAGAGTCTCTACCCGCTCTTTCCAGTTAATCTTCTTATAATCCGGATCATCCTTCATGGCCGGGAACTGCTCCAGGAAGTCCGCCTGGTTCAGGTCATGGCCAAAGGCCACCCAAGGCACATTGCACCATTTCCTGGCGTAGGCCCAGATGAACCTGTCATAGTCTACGGAGTCGAAGCAGGTGGCTTGGTACTGGCCTTCTTGCTTGAAGCGGACGCGAACCTGGCCTTGGCCCGGAACCAGGGCTCCGAGAACAGCATCCTGACACGCGTCGTCATAAGTCTGGTATTCGCCGTCGTTGGTGTCCGCTGCATATTCTAGCACTCGCTCAGAGACTTGGCTAACAGCCATGTCGAGGATTCGAACTTCCTGCGACCCGGTGTAGCGGCGCGCTACTTCAGGCCGAGGGGTGGAGTTATAGACTGCGGGGAGGAGGGTTTCAGTATTGGAGTAGAGGATGTTGAAAGGTGTTTTGACTGAGGTAAGGGACTGGTCCCCACCGTCATTGTCCTCTGCTTCGTAGATTTGGACGACCTTGCGGGCGTCAGACAGCCACTGCTTTTCTAGCTGCTTTTGGCGCTGTTCTACAGCACCGAACACATCTTCCGGCTTTCTGGCCGCCATTCTTAAGCCCTCTCAGCTTCAGCCATGAGCCGTTTCTTCCGATTCATGGCCAGCAAGTCGTTAAAGGTTAACTGACCCGGCAATTTGGGCATCAGGATACCCTGGGCTTTAGACTTGTCACGTACCACGGGTCGAGCCATGCAGGCGTAACGGGTTTCGTCTGCAGCATGGTCCTCACCATCGGTGTCCAGGTCTTCCAGGTTCTTTTCCTCGTGCTGCAGCGTCGGCAAGGT